GTGGTCGTGATGTTAGCGAGAGCATTGGCCTCTGGCTGGGTGGTCGCGAGTTGTTTGGACTCGGTAGTGGTGGTTTCGTCGAATGTTATTGTTGCCATTTTTGGTATTTTTCGGTTTTGGTTTTTGTTCTGAGGTGGGGTTTAGACATTATTAGGTTATATCATGTTCAAAAGTTTTTTGATTTTTTTAAGAACGAGATTGTGCCCTCGACTTTTGCAGCGTTCGCGTCGATCAGCTTGTCCCGCAGAGCCGCTTTGGCTTTAGCCATTTGCCCACGCTCCGCGGTGCGGGAGTAGGCTTTTTCCAACTCGCCGATTTTTAGTTTGGCGCAGGCTGCAAATGCTTCCGGCGTGATTTTATCCTTGACAGCTTCCCACGCGGCCTGGGGGTCGGTGATCTCAAACGCGCTGCTCCGTTCGGCGAGTTCCCACCCTGGAATTTCCACGCCCGAGAGGCGAAGCTCCAAGGCCCGCGCATCGACCTTCTCGGCCCACCCCTTGAGGATCGGAGCGAGCTTTTTGGCAAGTGCCATTTTCTCGGGATCGCTGATGATTGTTGGGTCGTATTCCGGTGGGAGCGCGAGTTCGTCGGGTTGGTATTTGCTGGCAATGGTCAAAGCGAGGCTGTTGAGCTTTGGGCATTCGGCGCGGTTATTACACCAAGCACAGTGACCCCCTGTTTGGTAGCTGACGGGGTCGTTTCGTTTGGCAGCGGCAACAATAGCGGTGACAGCGGCGACAAGCCGGTCGTAACTCGCTTCGCGAGTCCACTCCACGACATCAATGATGCCCTGGAAGGGGAGCAACACATGAACAGTAATTGTGTTTATCTGGGGGTGAGCGTCCCAGATTCCGACGGCGTAAGCCCAGAATTGAGGCGAATCCGCTTCATATTTCCCCCATGCGAACTTGTAATCAACCAATTCGGCGGTGTCACCGTGAAGCATGATGTGGTCGATGTGCCCGAACTGATCGAGCACGATGTAGCGCCGTTCCCGAATTTCCTCCAGCCCTGCTCCGCACTTCTCGCGAAGCTGCCGGAGGTATTGCAGGCAGAGCCCCGCGCATTTGCGAAGGAACTCGTCATCTGCGGGGATGACATCGAGGTTCTCTTTTTCGATCGCGAGGTGCCCTAGGGTGCCGCGGTCAGCAGCGGTGGTGTCTCGCGTGTTGTCGTTGCGAAAGCCTGGGCATTTCGCTTTTTCTTTGAGTGACGACGGAGAATGCTCCGCGTGTTCTTTTTCTGTTGGTGCCGCCGCGATCGACACCTCTGCTATGTCGCGGTTGGTTTCCTTTGTCATAATTCCTTCGTTCAAAATTTGCTGATTCTCGCGCTTGTGGCGTGTGAGGTGCAGAGCGGCCTGCTCGACTGTTCCTGGCGCGTAAAGGCGCAGCGCCAGAGCGCGGTTTTTCGCCCCGACCCGCCGCACTCTCCCGATCGCTTGTTCCTCCGCGGTGCCTGAAAATTGCGGGCAAAGAAGGGCCGTGCGTGGCGCGTTACCGTGCGTGTCGTGGAGGTCGATGGATTGACCTCCGGCACCGATTTGAACAACGAGACAGCGCAGCACATTGGCCTGAAATCTATCGCGGCTTGCCTGTCGCAATTCCTGCGACACCCTCCCGTCAATCGTCTCGCTCATCTCCCCCAGCAATGCGGCGGCTTTGTCGATCGAAGCGTGGAAATTTAGAAACAACACGACGCTCCCGCCCTCTTCGACAATTTCTGACGCCCGCTCGACGAGGTAGGGGACTTTGATGAGTTCGATAGCTTGGCGCTGCCGGAGGTTCTTAACGGCGGCAGGGTCTTCTATGTCGATCATCTCGCCGTAGAGTTTTAAGATTTCGTCGCGGTCTTCGCTCGAAAGGTGAATTGGCTCGTCGCAGAGCCGGAGTTCGGGGAGTTGGTCGGCCAGCACGGCATCCAAGGTGCGGTTGCCACGACTCGTAAAAATGGAATGGTGCAGATGCTCCATTGCGAGCTTGTTCTCGGGAGTCTTTGGGTCCCATTCAAGCCCGCCCCAGCGTCCGTTTTCCGCGCCCATTTTTTTTACCCAGCCCCAGAACGCCCTAGGGTGAAACAGGCCGAGCTTGGAGCCGATCGCTTTCATGCGAAGCGGCGATTCCGCCGCCGTTGCTGACAGCATCAGAGTGCGGTAGGGAGCCACTTCGAGCATCTTGCTGTTCGTCGATTTGTAGCCTGCGAACATATGAACTTCGTCCACGACCAACAGGAGATTTTCGGGAGTCCACTTAAAATCTTTGCCTGACTTTTTGACCCATGGGGTGTTTCCCGCACGGAGCTTTTCAGGGTTCTCCACGAACACCGGCTCGATGCCGAAAGCCTCCAGAGTGGCTCGCCACTTGGCTTTGACGCTCTTGGGGCAGACGACTCCCACGGGTAGCCCGTAGCGCCGTGCCACTTCGCAGGCGATGATTGTCTTGCCGCCCCCGCAGCCGGTCGCCTCCAGTGAGGCTCCGTTGGCGTCGAGGCTCGCGAGGTTTTTCTCCACCGCGTCTTGTTGAAATGGGTAAAGGGAGAACTTCATTCCTCCTCGAAGCCTGCAATCTGGGCGGCACAGCGGGCATACCCCGCAATATCGACATACGAGTCGCGAGTCGGCGTGTAAACAGCCCTCGCGATTTTGAGGAGAATCATCAGGTGAGCCACATCCAACGGCGAAAGCTGGGCATTCGGGTCTTTTCGGGCCTGAATATAGGCATTCCAGTGGGCCGCGATTCGCTCGTGGTTGGGCGTCGCTTTGTCGTAATCGCGGCGACGATCGCCGGTCGTCACTTCAATGGCGGTTTGAAGAATCGAGGTTGTGTGGTTATTACTCATTCACCAAAGAAGACTCGCGGAGGATTTCTATGAATTTTTCGGCGGAGAGAACCACGATCCATTCGTGGTCGTTCCGCTTGTGAAATACGACAGGGATTTTCCCTGGCTTTGCATCGCGCTCGGCCTGGGCAAGCCAGACATAGGGGTTCCCCGCCTCCACCCGCTTGCACTCGATGTGCAGCGGTAGAGAGTCGCACACGACATCGCTTTCGGTCAGACCGAAGCGCCCTTGCGAGAACTGGACCCCACGCTTCGCGGGGAACCCCTGATCGGTGAGAAATCCGGCAAGCTCTCGCTCGCCCCGTGCGCCTTTGGCGCGTGAATTGATGCGCTTCATGTCAACATCGTCCTTCCTTTGCACCAGCGAGCCAAATCAGACTCGCGATAAATAAATTTTTTGAGCCCGAGTTTTTTGTAGGGGAGGCCCATGAACTGCCGCCAGTAAGCCAGGTTCCCCCGACTTACTGGACGACCAAGTAGCTCTGAAAGTCTTTCCAGAGCCCTATCCGCTTCGTAGCTCGCTTCGGCGGGAGCCTCGGCGGGTTTTGCCCCGACAATCTCCAGCCGAATTTTACCCCCTGGGCCTTGCTCCGCTTTGAAGTAATCACATTCCAGAATCATAGTCTTAAATAACGATACCTCCTCAAGTAGAGCCTGAGAGCCCTTCGGATGATCCACGACGCGGTTTTTTTCATTCGTTTTTGTTCAAGTTCCAGACCCTTTTCTATGTCTGGAGCCGATGGAAAAGATCGAATCTGTTTCGGATTAGGAGGGTTCATTACACTGCAACCCAATCAACTCAGGGTCGTCCAAAGCGGACTCAGCGAAGTCTTTCAAAAACTCTAGGCTGAGAGCCTCAATGGAAGTTCCCGTCTTGGCAGAAAGCTCCTCTAAGATTTCGGCCAGTTCCGTGTCGATTGTCAGGGTTAATATCATATATGGTTACTAATTTATTTGGTCAATGTTAGGTTATTACACATTCTGAAGGGAAAGAATTGAAAGAGCGGAGGTTCTGAGGGGAACACTTGTTTTTATTTCGTGAGCTTCTTGTGAAGAACCTTGGCAATTTCAAGGATTTTCGGGTCCATCCCGTCTTTGGCGCGTTCTTTTGAAGAGTCGCTTTGCATGGAGAGGGCCTTTCGGGCTTGTTCTAGGACGACTCCGCTTGAGTCTTCCTTCTCCAGGTATTGTAGAGTTGCTTGACGCATTAAGGAGCTAATTGAAACTCCTTTATATGCGGACATAATTTTTAAGGCATAGTGGACCTCGTTGCTTTCAACATACGAGACTCGACTTGTTCCTTCTTTGAGTTGGTTAGGCATATATTTTGGTTTGTGCTGTCGGGTTGTTAGACAACGCAACCTGAAAAATGTTCACCAAGTTAATAACCCGTCAAGTTTATTTTCGCGGGCGAACCTCCGAACCCTGTCAGGGGTTATTGAAAACCAACCTTCTGCGCTGACTTTGGATACGAGGGCTCTGTAATGCTTTTTAAGAATATCCGGCGAGTTTCCCGCAATGTCCGCAGTCTTGGCAGGGTCGCGGTGCATGGCGAGGTGGTAGGAGCAGAATGAATGCCGCAGGGCGTTTTGTTTGGTTTTCACCCCGCAGGCTTTCAAACGATCCTCGTCAATTCCTTGAATCTTGTGGGTTGGGACAATAGGTCCTTCTTGAGGCCCGAACTCTTTTAGCCATGCCATCAAGTTTTCAGGAATGTCGAGGGCTCGCCCTGTTCTTGTTTTCGTGATCTCAGGTCCAAGCCGAATCATTTTTTCCTCGAACAAAACATCTGCCATCGTGAGTTTTTTGCTTGACGCCTCGGATCGTCTCGATCCCCCAAAAGCCATCAGGGCGACGAACGGGAGATATTTTCTCTCGGTGGCTATCAGCAGGCGGCAGAGTTCCGGTGGTGTGTAGAATTCTACCGTCTGGTCCCGCAATGTGGGGAGGTCACACTCGATGTTAGTCTTGTCCTCGGACACGAATCTTTTTTTCCGTGCGAAGCGGAGCAGCGTCGTGAGGGTGCCAAACAAATTTCGTTTTGAGCGGTCTTGGTATTTTGAGGTTCTCAAAAAATCCAAGTATTCCTCGGGCGCAATCGTGTCGATGTGCCGTTTTCCAAACTCCGGCTCCCATACATTCCGGTGGTGCCGCAGTGTTTGATAATATCTTTGAGAGAGTCCGCGTTCCTCGGCTCTCGCGTAGAAGGCGTCATAGACTTCGGAGAAACTTTTCGGGTTCGCGGAAGTGTATTCGTGAAATTTCAAATAGAACTCCACGGCGGTATGCAGAGGAACTTTTCCGAGGCGCTGACGGCACTCGTTGAAATAAACGATGTCCTCCCCGCAAAGCGTCGTCGCGGCTCCATCGCAGGTGGCGAGGTGTTTGACGATCCGCTCTGCCTCTATCATAG